GTGGCGGTGTAAGGGAGGAAGCAATGAAGAGAGTTAAGGTTTACCCGCCAGGCGGCGGAGAGCCGATTGAGGTTTACCAGGACGATATTAATCGCCTGGTAGATAATGGATGGTCGGTCGAATCACCGGCTAAAGTAGCGGATCAACCCGCAAGCACTGAGGGAAAATCTAATGGCAACACTCAAGGGAAACAGCGGAACCGTCAAAGTCGGTAGCGTCGCCGTCGCGGAGATCCGTTCATTCAGCATTAACGAGACGATGGACACCATCGAGTCGACCAGCATGGGCGACACATACCGCACGTTCGAGACTTCTTTGAAGGCGTTCGACGGTTCGATCGATGTCTTTTTCGATGACACCGACACAACGGGTCAGGGCGCGCTTACTGTCGGTAGTTCAGTAACTTTGAACTTCCAGGTCGAGGGTTCTGATTCTGGCGACCACTTGCTTTCGGGCACTGCGTTGGTTACTGGTCGAACAATCAATTCATCGTTCGATGGTCTGGTCGAGGCATCGCTCACTGTGCAGGGAACCGGCACATTGACTGAAGGCACGGTGACATAATGCCAGCCGCAAAGAAGGGTCGCGCGTCCGTAATCGGGCGGGCGACCGAACACTTCAAAAGCCGACCATTAAAGCGAATCGAAATCCCCGAGTGGGGCGACGAGGACGGTCCACTAGTGGCCTTCACCGCGCCTTTTACGCTAAAGGATCAAGGACGCTTGCAATATATAACCAAGAATTCAGCCGAGTCGGATGTCCTGGCGGAATTGTTGATTATGAAATTAGTGGACGAGAACGGCGATAAGCTATTCACGATCGAGGATAAAAACGCGCTGCGTTCCCAGGTCGATGCTTCAGTCGTCGCTCGAATCGCTAATGATATAACCTCAGTGAATGAGGAACAGCTCGAAAAAAACTGAGAGACTCGACTGACCGGAAATTTCGGTTCGTCATGGCGGAGCGGTTAGGAATGACCGTCGAGCAGCTCGAGTCGGAGATGTCGGTCGAGGAGTTTTACGAGTGGGCGGTTTTCACTAATTTACAAAACGAGGAAGCCGAAGCGCGGCGAAAGGAGTCGATGAAAGGTGGCAAGCGTATATAAAGTCATACTCGACGCCCAGGACAAAACGGCCCAGGCATTTAGCAAGCTCGAGCGAAATCTCGACAAAGCTCAAAAAGCAACCGACCGCGTAAAGAAATCACTCGGCGGCATGACCGGCGCGATCGGAGTCGCGGCGGGTGCTGCCGGGTTTGGTGCGCTCGCTAAAAGCTCGCTCGAGGCGGCGGATAACCTGGCGAAAACTGCCGATCGTTTAGGCATCACCGCAGCCGAACTAAACTCTCTCCAACTTGCGGCGAATTTTGCCGGTGTCGAAACGAAAGACTTTAATAAGCTGATGGAGATTTTCCAGAAGCGAATCGGCGAAGCAGCCGAGGGCACTGGGCAAGCAAAAGACGCTTTACAGAAGTTCGGCATCGATGCGGAAAAGCTCGCGAAGCTCCCGCTCGATAAGCAGCTCGCAATAATTGCGGATGAGTTTGTAAACTTTGAAACAGCGGCGGAAGATTCGGCGACCGCATCGGATTTATTCTCGAATCGCGGAATAAAGCTCGTAAATATGCTAAAGGGCGGCAGCGCTGGCCTTAGAGAAGCATCGACCGAGTTTACGCGCCTTGGACTCGCAATCGAGGACGACTCGCTCGATCAAATTGAAGCCTTTAATGACTCGATGACAAAGGTCCAGGGAATCATTCAAGCGGCAATGATTAAAGGCTTAGCGGATGCAGCTCCCGAGATGGAGCGATTCGCCGAGCGCGCCGCAGAGATGGCGGTTCCCCTGGTCGGCGACCTACTCGACGGAATCACGTTTTTACTCGAGAACATGGGCGCGGTTACAGCGGCCATAAAAGGATTTTTCGGCGTGATTGTCGTCACTAAACTGACGACATTAGGCGCGGCAATGATCGCGCTTTTCGGTGCTGCGAGCGCTCCGTTCGTAATCGCAGCGGTCGCAGTGGCAGCGGTTACTACGGCGGTCGTTCTTTTCTACGATGAACTGGTCGCGCTCTTAAAACCCCTCACGGATGCCGGTCGAGCTGTCGGTGATTTCATAAACAAAATCAATCCGTTTTCGGATGACGTCGACGAAGCGGAGACCGCAGTTCGCGGACTAGCAGCAGCCGAGGAAGTTCTCGAAGAGATGACCGGCAGCGCAGCGAACGAGCTGCTAGTTCTACGCAGCGCGGGTAATCAGGTCCAGGACGCAGCGGACAAGGCGACAACGCCGGTCAATGAGTTTGGCGAAGCTCTAGAGCGCGTAAATGATGCGGCGAACCCAGCAGCTCCGGCGGTCGAGGAATTCGGCGACAGCACCGACGAAACAGCCGACGAAGCTATGGCGGCAGCGGTTCGAACTAACGAGTTCGCCGACGCCATTGAAAGACTTCAAAAGGAAAGCCGCACCGGAGTCGATGACGTAGCGGACTTGCGAAAAAAGATCGAGGAATACCAGGCAGCAGTCGACGCGGGTGAAGCCAGCCAAGACGATTTAAATCGGGTTTTGCGTCGAGCTACCGAAGACATTGGTGGCGTTACGTTCGCGAAAGAAAATCTACTGGAGGAAATCCAGAAGGTAAATTCTTTGCTCGTGCTGAATCGCGAGTTATATGGCGAGAACTCGGAAGCTGTCAGACTGTTAAAAGGTCGCCTGGAAGAACTCACCGGCGAATACCTCGACGCGCAAGACGCAGCGAACGGACTCACAAAAGAACACAAAGATATGCTCGACCGCGTGAAGGGTCTCACGCCGGAAGTTAAAAAAGTTCATGAAGAAATAAAGATTTTGAACGATCTTTATGTCGAAGGAAAAATCAGCACTAAAGAATTCAGAGAGCAAACTGATCGACTCGCTGAATCACTGAAAGACACAAAAGGATCGGCAACCGATGCAGAGACCGCACTTGCTAATTTGATCGGCGCAATGGCGACGGGCAAGGATGGAAACATCGGCGGATTTATCGAGGCGTTAATCGGTAAAGACGGCGTAAAGGATGCAATCGAGGGATGTTTCGGAACGGGTCCGGTTACGTCTTTTGATAATGCTGTAAGGGGTCTATTTCCTACCTTTACCGAGTTCGAAGGTGTGATCGGATCGCTCGAGGGCGCGCTCGGAAGGTTCTTCGCAGGTGGCGAGCTGAAATTCTCGGCCTTTAAGGATGCCATTTTGCAAACCCTGGCAGACATCGCAGCGGGCGCGGTCGCATCGGTCGGTATTAACTTTTTAAAGAATTTGATCCCCGGCCTTGCATCTGGCGGTAGCGTCGACGGTTTTGCGGTCGGTGGCAGTGTTAGCGGACCAGGCGGACCGAGAGAGGACAAGGTTCTCGCGCGGTTATCGGCGGGCGAATATGTCATTCAGGCGAGTTCTGTTAGCAAGTTTGGAAAGGGGTTTTTCGATGCGCTGAACGCTGGAAAACTACCCGGCTTTGCTGCCGGTGGATTGAACTCATTCGATCCCGGTCCGATTGGTAGCGGCGGAATTGATTTCGGATTGCCCACGAACCCAATTGCGGCGTTTTTAACAATTAAGAACTTGCTTGATTTCCTAATAGGCGCGGGCAGCAATGAGGAATTCAAAGCGGCCAATCGGCAGCTAAACAAACAGAAAAATGACTGGATCAGCGCTAACGTATTCGGTGCGACCGATGCGCTCGTCGATACATTCGGCCCGGCGCTGATCGATTTGATGATTCCGACCATTTCCATTAATCCGAATACTGGCCTACCAGAAGAGACTAGGATGAGCTATCCCGGGGCAATCCTTGAGGAAATATACCGAGGAACGGAACTCCCTGGCGGTCCTAGTAAGTCAGGCGTAAAAAGAAACATTGAAATCCTTGAGGGTATGGCGGGATTAACAGATGAACTAGCGGCGTTCATTTTTGACTATCTCGCCCCGAAGTTTGCGTCGATTACAATTCCAGAATTCAACATGGATGATGTAGTCGAGCGGCTATTCCGAGACGCTAACGGCGTCGCCGGTGGATCGCTGACTCTCAACGCGCGCGAGTTCGGTGGACCTCTCGAGCGCGGACAGGCGTCAGTCGTCGGTGAGGGCGGTCCCGAGCTGTTCGTTCCTGGTCGCGGGGGTACGGTCACTCCAATCGCCCAGGATGGCGGAAATCGACTTATAGAAGCTGTGAACGAGGTTCGCGAAGAACTCTCAGCGCTGCGACGCCAGGTAGATCGACAGCAGCCGCTCGCGTTTGCTGGGGGGCGTCGGTGAGTACATTACGCCAGGCGGCACAAATAACGACCGGCGAGATTCGTTACCTTGTTATTGCGACCGTCAAAGACTACGAAAACCAAATCCTTCCACACTCCCCAGCGGTCGACGTCCCATTGTATTTTTCGAATATGCCATATATGCAGCGGCGCGATACTGGCTCAGGGTATGAATACAAACGATTCGAACCGCGCGTTGAAACGCCGCTCAATATTAATTTGAGTATGTTTGACGCTGGTCTGACTGGCGGATTCGTTCGTCCCCAGGGCGGAACGATCAAGCTCTCAAATGGCGACGGCGCGCTCGATTATTTGCTTTTGAATCACTCTTTTGAGCAGCAGCCGATCGAAATTCGAATGCTGCGCGGTATCGGTTCCGACGATGTAGTCGCCGATCATCCGCTCATTTTTAAAGGATTAACGCAGTCAATAAGCGCAACCGAGGATTATCTCGAGATAGTGGTCGGCGATTTTATGACGCAGCTCGACCGCACGTTCCCGCCGAATAAGTTCAGCGCAGCGGGTGAACCCGAAGGCATTCGAAAGCCGATCACGCTCGGAAAAGTGTTCAACGTCCCGGCGGTTTTACAAAGCGAGAGCTCGAACAAATACAAAGTTCACGACGGCGCGATCACCTCGATCGATGCGGTATACGTGGCGGGCGAATTGCAAACGCTAACCACCGATTACACGGTCGACACGACGAACGGCGAGTTCACAATGGTGAGCACTCCGACGGGTGTTGTAACTGCCGACGTGACGAACAACGTCACAAAGGGGAGCTATACGAACGGCGCTGGCGTTATCCTGGAAGAGATGGCGACGACATACGGCGGGCTTTCAACAGGCACGGAGATTTTGACCTCGCCATTCAGAACGCTTGAGGTCAATGATTACGAGCACGGCGCGTTTTTTGACCAGGAAACGACTTTACTCGAGGCAATGAACGAGCTGCTCGTTTCAATCGGCGCGTTTATTTTCTCGAACGGTGGTCCGCTATCGATCAACGTCCCAGAATTCCCGACGGTCGCTCCGGCGAGTGTTGATCCCGTAGACGACGATGACATCATCGCAATCGAGGTTTTACCGACTGCCGTTTTTGCGGGCGTCGATGTAAACGTAAAATACAAGCGCAACTACCGAGAACTCAGCGAAAACGAGCTTGGCAGCAGCCCAGACGATCGCGATTTTGCGACTCGAGAGTGGCGAGTCGAATCGGTAAGTGTTGCGAGCTTACAGCTCGCGGGTAATTTTTCAGAGCTGCGCGAGGTAACAGTCGAGACAACGATCACGAACTCGAGCGATGCAAACGACGAAGCGCTGCGCCTGGCTAATTTTTACCTTCGAGACGCGAAGGTTTACCGCGTTCAAATGAAATTGAACCCGTTGTATATGACCGTCGGCGAGTCGGTGAATATCTCATCGGCTCGGTTCGGGTTATCGAGCGGGCGCAATTTTTTGATATTATCGAAGTTTGAAGACTTACAAGCGAACGAAGTGACGCTCGAGGTAATGGGTTAATGTTGATAACTAGCACCAATTTCGTCGACGACGGCACGATCACCGATCACACTGCTGAACAAGACTCGACCTATACAAAAGCCGAGAACATCCAGACGATGCAGCTCGCAGAGAGCTATGTCGCCAACAGCGCGAGCGCTGCGTATCTCGAGATCGATTTCGGTCAGAGTCGAATCATCGACACAGTGGCGGTTTTAGGTCACAACCTGGTGCAATCGGGTTCGACGATTCGGGTTCGATTGTCGACAGTCTCGGATTTCTCAACGACCGTTTACGACAGTACGGCGGTCGCTGCATGGCCTACCGTCGAAGAGTTCGGTTATTTGGCGTATGGCGAATTTCATTGGGGCGGAATCCTCAGCTCCGAGGCGGCGGTCGATTACACGATTAGCTTTTTCAAGGTGCTCTCCCAGGCGGTTCAAGCGCGTTATATGCGCGTCGATTTGGCGGTCTCGCCAGCTCAGACGAACAACATCGAAGTCGGTCGCGTTTTTGCCGGTCCGAGTTATCGCCCAACGAATAACATGGCTTACGGATGGTCTATCGGATGGGTCGACGATTCGGTCGTC